GGTGGAGTACTATAACAGCAGCGTTAGTATCTCTTGCGAGGTACTTGAGTTCTTTCAGAGTAGAGCGCATATTTGCAAACTCTTCTCCGCCATCGTTAGAGATATCCATAAGGTTATCAATAACGATAAGAGTAGGTGAACATCCCCATAGTTCTTCAAACGCAGCAACCTCTTGGTCTAGGTCATCTAGCGTAGGACTAGAATCGAAAGACCAAAAGATGTGCTGTGCATGTTCGTTAATTACTTTTCTAGATGTGGCTACCTCTGTCTCAAGTAGAATCTCTACATCAGATTGAGGTTTGCCAGTTATCATAGCCAGCAAACGCATGGCCATTGTGTGAGCATTAGTATCAGCACTGACATAGAGTGTTGGTACCTTTGCTCTTAACGCAATTGCTAAAGCAACGGAAGACTTGCCAGCACCAGGTGTACCAGCAATCATCGATATTTCGGCACGTCGAAACACGACTTTGTTTAGTTCAAAGGTGCGAAAGACAGTTGGTAGCGGTTCGCCACCTATGTCCTTGCTACCTACGGCGCGGGCAAGTGTTCTCATTGTTTAGAATGTATTCCATTCTGCATCATTGCGTCGGATGAATACTGGCTCACACTGGTCAGGAGTACCCTTTGCAGAGGGGCACATATAGCCCTTCCATGGTCCCTTAGCACCCTGTCCCTGTCGCTTTGTCATGACACCGTGGTGACACTTCTTAGCCTCAGGTCCTAGCGTATTGCCTGTAGTTTGTGTTGGATGAGCAGTATGGTCCACTTGTGCATTAGGATATGCAGAACGGATGTTCTCCACTGCCTGTGATGCGCTCTGTGGAGCACCTGCTAGTGATTGTGCCATGACCTTAAGGAGTTCTTGTGACTCCTCGATGCCTACGGCTTGTTCTAGAGACTCACAGAAACCTGCGTATGTCTCTGACGCAACGACGAAGATTCGTCCATCGTTGAGTTTGCTACTGACTTGGAAATTACCAGTCATTTGTTTATCCCCTCTTCATGTTCGAGTTTGAACTCTATGCGTTGCTATTAACATACTTACAGGAAGATGTGATTCCACATCGACCACAGTTAGACATGTTAGGAAGAAAGATTGTTTCCTTACGTGCCTTGTCGAAAGTATTGAGTATATCTTCTACTCGTTCTGAGTGCAAATTGTTTAGGCTCCATAACGAAACGTAACCAGTGCGTGCATCCCAAAAGCCTGCCTTATCGACAGTAACCCCTTGCTTCTCTAGTGCCCACGCATAGACAGCGAGTTGCAAAGGATGCCTCTGGGATGACGCACCAGTCTTGATGTCGAGGAGCACCCGATTCCCCTCGAAGTCCACCATCACGCGGTCAATGGCCATCTTTACAGATGAGTCATCGATTTCAATCTCGTATTCTTTTTCAACAAAGTCTTCATAGACAGACCAGCCATTCATGCGGAACTTAGCCCAGTTCTCTAGCATCCAGCGACCTTCGCCATACCACCATGACATGTCTTCCTTCTTGGCGTACTGCCAAGTATTCATGTCACCATTGATTGCTTCATCTTCCTTTACTTGGTTAAACCAAGCATCGTTCCAGACAGTATCAAGGTAGGCAGAGTCAAGAGTTATGTTGCCTGCGTTGTCATAATTTTCGGTAGCCTTGTGAACGGCTGAGCCACCAGTAAACCACACTGCATGGGCTTCTTGCACGCCTTCGACTTTTTGTAGATAGTACTTCCAGCCACACTCTTGCCAAGTGGTTAAACTGGAATAGGAAATATGCTTAGGTAATTGATTCATACTCATAGCGTATCACAACCATGAGGACCATATGGGTCGAATTCGCAGTAGTAACAACCCAGTGTTTCACTGCATACACGGCATACGTATTTGAATTGCACCTCGTCACAGTGTAGATGAGTGACGTCTAGTATTAAATAGTTTTCTGTTTCGTCTATGTATTTATTCATACGGGTACGATACCACACGGGTTTCTTAAATGCTGTCTGAACCAGATTTTAAGAAACGCCCCCCTACCCCCCATAAAAATTAATGGTGGTTCAGGGAGTTGGAATCAGACATTTGTCGTCGCCGTCATTTGAAGTTTCCGCCCCACGGTTACCCGCACTTCTATGATACACTAATCCTGAGAAGAAGGAGACCCGAATGGTAAGAGAATTTATTACTATGGCTCACTACCCAGATGGAGACGTAATGGCTAGTTATGAATACAAGTGCGAAAACGATTCAGAGGTTGTCATCATTACCAGAGGCATGACAGATGATGAGATTGTACCTTACTGCGACACCTGCAATGACCCTATGGTTAGAGTCTACAACTCTGCCCCTGTCAAGTTCAATGCTAAGGGTTTCTACTCAACTGGCGGGTGAACTGTACGGGGTGTACGCAAGGTGGATTTAGTGCGTTCAGTACACCTTTAGCAAAAGTAAACAAAAGTAAATTGACCTTGAGTTGAGGCGATAAGTACCCTCGACCCATACATTATGACCTGGAAGCCGTGAAAGTGGCGCAACTCGCCATCTTTCCGACCTGTTTGAGGCATCCTATGGACGACAAAAAAGCCCCCCACTCTACTATTGCTAGTAAAATGAGGGGCTAATTGTAGGCTTTGCCTACTTGGTCAAACCGAAGTCCTTCGCTGACTTATCGAAGTACTTAGCAACTGGACCAACAAAACCTGCCAAGAAGGCGTAAGCCAACTTCTTAGGGTCTGTCTCTCCTGCTAGGTACATCGCAACTACTGCTGCACCTGCTGCGCGAGCATAGGTGAGTGATACTTGCTTAAGTGTATTGATATCCATTGGTTCTCCTTAGTTTAATTAAAGGAACTTGATAAGTTCAGCCCAAGTCTTTGGACCGACGATACCATTGGAATCAACGATGTCGTGGTTGTCCTGGAACTTAATGACATGCTTCTTGGTTATAGGACCATAGATGCCATCTGCTTCCAATCCAAGGGCTTTCTGAACTATCTTAACTCCTTCGCCTTTATCTCCTGGCTTAATACGTCCAGGAAATTCTGGCATATCAGGTGCTGGTAATTCTACCATTACTTCGTTACCTTTGTAGTTTGGTCTACCCCAACCCACAATGCTAACGGTGACCTTCTTCTTGTTGGATTTGTATGCTCGCACCTGCTCGCAAACCTCTCCACCATTACGCTGGCTTCCCTTCTTCTTGGAAGAAGTATTGCCTTCGATAGTCAAAACTACACCATCAGAGTCAATACCAGTGCAGATTCCTACGTGAGAAATTCTATCGACACCATCTCCAGGGAAGTCGAAGAACAGGATATCCCCAGGTTGCGGAGTTTGTCCACAGTCTGCTTCAAACCATGTCTTCATCTTCTTAAATGCTGCTGCCCCTGCTACTGTAGATACACAGTTAGGGACTTTTACTCCTGCTTGGTTGGCACACCAGTTTACAAATGAGCCACACCAAGGCAGGAAGTTAGCCTTAGTGAACTTGCCGTACTTAGTTTCATTGTCCTTAGGACCTTCAACGGTTCCAACTTCCCCACGGGCAACCTCAATAATTGCTGCTGCGGTTCCTTTTTCTACCATTGGTATCTCCTAGTTGTAGTCTGGTGCGTCTGGTACTGTTACTGCAGGTGCGGCAGGAGTCACATTTTCCTTGTCAGAGTTCTTGTCTACCTTAGAAAATGCTGCGTTGATTTCCTCAGCGGTTAGGTTTCCGTCTGCTAGGTAGAAACGAGCAAGGGCTTCCAATACACGGGCTGCACCTAGTGCACCTGCCAATGTTGCTGCTTGCCATACTTCAATACCGACTAAAGAGCCAGCGCCGATAACTCCGAGAGATTCTGCTGCGATAACAGCAAAGATTCTCATCATTATTTGCTTTAATGTTTTCATTATTCGTCCTTTGGGTTACGTAGTGGATATGTAACTGCCCACGCAACAAGCGTTCCGCCAATTGCGTAACCAACTACTGTCTTGGCTGAACCATCAAGGACCACCCAGGCAATAAACATGCCTAGTAGAGTCCACAGTTGGTCAACCATGTCTTTCATTATTTTCATCATGGGTTTCTCCTATAGGCTGCTGCTGCTCCTGCCATGCCTGCTGCATTGATTGCAGCCTGCCCAGCAATCACTGATGCGACAATGATTTTTTCTGATTCTTCGCGTTCTTCATCTGACATGTCAGCACCGATACTTGCAATAGCAAGAAGTGCTTGACCTGGGTCATTGAAGATTGCACTAAGCATTTCAGATGGACTTTCAAGAACCACCAATGCTGCTGCTACCTCTGCTGTGATGACAACTTCATTGCCATTCTCATCCTCACGGACTTCTACAGGTGTAGCAGGTGGTAAATCTTTGTACTCAAGACCTGCATCTTGGATTGCTTGTGCAGTTACAGGAGCACCTTGTGCTGCTTCAATAATTGCTTCGGCAACAATCTGCTTCTCTTCTGTGGTAGCATTAGGGCTTGCGACAACAGGAGGTTCAGGTGCAGGTACAATCTCAGGTTCTGGAACTACAGGAGCAGGAACTTCCTCTGCAGGGGGTTCTTCTTCCTCTACAGGAGCCTCATCTACAGGCTCTGGAGCAGGTTCAGGAGCAGGTTCCGCAGGAACAGGTTCTGGCTCAGGCTCTGGTTCAGGAGTAGGTGGCAATGGTTCGACTACGGGTGGTTCCTCCTCTACAGGAGGGGGCTCAACAGGCTCTTCAACAGGCACAGGAGGCTCCTCAGCAGGCGCTGGAGGCTCTTCTACAGGAGTTGGAGGCTCAGGTAGAGGCTCAGGTGCTGGAGACTCGGGCTGCACTGGCGATGGCTCAGGTAGAGGTAAAGGTGTTGGCTCTGGCTGTGGAGTCGGTTGTGGCTCGGGTACGGGCACAGGTTGAGGCGTAGGTTCTGGCGCTGGAGTTGGCTGTGGTTCTGGTGTAGGTGCAGGCGCAGGTTCAGGCTCTGGTGCTGGTGTAGGAGTTGGTTCTGGAATAGGAGTAGGTGATGGTTCAGGATTTGGTACAGGTTGTGGTATTGGTGTTGGTTCCACTACTGGTGGGACTACTGGTATGGGTGTTGGCTCGACAGGAATAGGAGCGGGAGATGGTTCTGGGTTTATTGGTTGCACTGGCAGTACTGGCGTTGCTGTACTGGTATCAACAGAAGGAGAAGTAGATGGTTCTGGAAGAGGTTGCGTGGTTGGTTGTGGGTCTACTGTTGGGGTTGGTACTGGGGTACTTGGCTGCGATGCCTCGGGTGTGGCGACTGGAGAGGGAGTTGGCTCTGGCGTTGCCGTTGGACTTGACTCAGGAGTTGGCTGAGGCGAAGGCTCGGCTGGCGCGGGAACAGGCTCAGGTTGTGAACTCTCTGTTGGTGAGGGAGAGGGCACAGGTGTTGGTTCTACAGTCGGCGTTGGACTCGGCTCAGGTACGGGTGCAGGACTCGGAGTTGGAGTTGGTTCGGGTGAAGGAGAAGGCTCACTTGAGGGAGTCGGAGTTGGAGATGGCGTTGGACTTGGCTCGGGCGCAGGTGTTGGCGCGGGAGTAGGTGCTACACCATTGTAATAACGAATTGGTCCGTCAGGAGCCGATGTTGAAATAAAGATTAGATAACTACCAGAGTGTCCACCTTCGCAATATAAGCGAGCAATGTCACCCTTACCCTGGAAATAAATATTTGAATTATCCCAACCAACATTTGCTGTAAGTTGAGTACCATCATCTTTGGCACAAGTAATAGTTACATTACTAATCTGTTCTGCACTTGCTGGAGACATAAATAAAGATGTTCCCATTGCTAGGAATAATGCGGCTAGTGGTCTACTTTTTCTCACAAAGAAGGAGATAGATTTCGTCAACGCGGGCTTCCAATCGATTCACTTGGTCTTTAACGGAACCGCCCCCGTTAGGTCTCAATTCATACAGGTAATGCTTTACCAGCCAACGAACTCCACCAGCAAACGCTGCTGAAATTGTTGTGACTGATACTATTAGTGCTGCCCAATCTACTGCGCTCATTATAAGACAGTCCTAACTGTGATGAGAAGAAGTCCTCCGAAGCCATCAAACTGACCTGATGGTGGAGTCTTACGTACGAAGTTAACCTTTTCAATCAGTGCTTGTACGCGCTCACCAGTGGTAAAGTCTTGTACGTTCACAATATCGCCTAGTTTTTCTACATCTTCAAGTAGTTGAATACGCTCCCACGCACGTCCTTCGTATCCAGTCTTTACGTTATATCTGTCGGTCTCTACGTCATAGCACCATACAGGGAACTGAATCACCCGTTGACGTGCTTTCT